TTCATGTTCATTACACCCTTTACACAATAACCTTGTTTCTTTTGGCTTTTCGGGAGCAACCTCGCGGATTGCTGTCTTCTCTGATTCAAACTCCTTAATAATAGAATATTGAGGAGCAATGGCAGATGATGGCAGTGTTGCCGTTGCGGTTGTAACCGTTGCCAGAAGAGGCAGGGCTACAGTAAAGATGTTTTGCATTTAAATTTAATTGAACTCTACATCCGTATAGGCAAAGGAGAGTTTCCCCTTCTCAGGGGCAGTGCCCACGGCTCTAAATCACTATCAAAGACTCATAATTTAAAAACCCCGCTCATAACGGGGATCCCTTATGGGATTTTACATAATATCCTAATATTTAGAAAATGTCAATTGACGTCAATTTCTTGATCAGTCCAATCTTGATCTTCTAAACAGAGATATTCAAGTTCCTCTGCTTCGTCAGGAATATTAATCCACTCATCAAACTCAGCAGCAAGTGCTCGGGCATTTTTATGGCGATCTGCTTCATGCAGCAACTCAATCTTTTGAATTGCCCAATCACGCACTTGTGCCACAGACTGGCTTTCAATCTGAGTTTCCATAGTAATCTTTTCGGAAGTATCGGTTGAGGATGTTGCTATTGTAGAACGCTGGCTCTCCGTTGTCAAGGGATTCAGTGAGGACATTATTGGTGAAGAGTCGTCGGGTCTCCTCAAAGTTTGTTTTGCCCTTTGTTTTATGTAATGATAAGATAGTTCGACTAAAATTTTCTCTGCCAACTTTGTCAATGTCCTCTTTAAGTTCCGGGCAAGACCCATAGTAATCCTTCCAGTTTGATTCTGATTTTACTTTACGTTTTTTACCTTTTGGAGTTCTGAACTGCCACAAGTATTTTCTACCGATGTATTTTTTACCATTGAGTGTATTCTCAATCAAATAAACAAATCCATAGTAGTCACCAATGTCTTCAGAGGTAAAGGGCACTCCATTATAGACCCAAGGGTTCTCATAGTCAATATCTATACTCATCAATTATATCAAGGACTTCGTTCAGGTATTTATGGGCAAGTCCTTTCATATCCATTTCTGGTCGGATATGATCTTTATGAAGTCTATCCTTCATCTTTAGGATACGAACTTTTAGTTCTTCTTTATTAAGTTGATTTTTAGGCATAAAAAAAGGAGGATTAACCTCCCTTATCTATACAACATCATTACTTTTTGTATTATTCCAGACATAAGAATAATCATGATCTCCAAACAAAAAGTCATCATATTCTGCAGCATCTCTATATGCCTTCAGAATTTCCTCTTCACACCATTCATCATAGTTTGAATCCTGAGAAAGTATTTTTGGTAACATCCTGTTTGATTCCCCCGACTACATAGGACTCAACTTCCGTTTCTTGTGGAGCAACCTGGAGTCCTTTAGAAGAAATCCAATGCTGGGTCCAAGGAAGTGGATTATTATTTGCCGAAATATCATACTGAGGTTTAAGACCAATTGCCTTAAGTCTACGATTTGCAATCCATTCAACATATTGCTGAAGAAGTTTATCATTAAGACCAATCATGCTTCCATCTTTGAACAGATAATCTGCCCACTTCTTTTCTTCATTTACAGCACGATCAAACATCTTATATGTCCACTCTTCCTCTTCTTTCATAATCTTCTGCATTTCAGGATCATCACCCTCCCTCCACTTATTCAGAATGTTTTGAGTGAGTGCTAAGTGTTGATTTTCGTCTCTTGCGATAAGAGAGATGATCTTAGCTGACCCTTCCATAAGCTTAAGTTCACCAAAAGCGAAAGAACAAGCAAAACTAACGTAGAAGCGAATACCTTCAAGAATATTAACGTTTGCGACTGCTCTATACAGTTTTCGTTTGACATCATTGAGTGTTTCCTTTGCGTTTGTGACTCCTTCAAGTCTATACATCCAATCATTGGATGTACCATAAATTTGTGCAGATTGAATAAAGTCATCATATGACTCTGTGACACTCTTAGCACGTTCTAGAATACGCTCATCGCCAATGATAGTATCAAACACTTCAGATGGGTCTGAATAGATGTTTTTAATAATATAGGTATAAGAACGACTATGAATCATCTCCATAAATCCCCAAACTTCCATACATGCCTCCAATTCAGGAAGTGAGCAATATGGAATAAATGCCATACCAGGACCGCGACCTTGAACAGAATCAAGCATGATCTGATACTTCAAATTAGAAGTATAGATATGCTTCTGCTCAGGGCGAAGGGTGTGATAATCCCCACGATCCTTTTGAAGGGAGACCTCTTCTGGTCTCCAGAAGTATCCTAATTGTTGTGTTGTTAGTTTATCGAAGATTGGATATTTGTATGAATCATACCTCTGAACTCCAAGAGGTTTGCCAAAAAACATTGGTTGTTTTTTTGTATCTACCTTTTCAGTATTAAAAACTGTCATACCTTGAATATTCGTTTGGGTTTCTTCCTTGGATGAAACTTTAAAATCAAACTGCGCAGGATTCACACTCCCCCTCCTCTACTGAACTTAATTCACTTAGTAAATCTTTAAGATTTGGTTTATCTTCTACCACTTCATCAGTCTTAATATCGTAAGTATTCTGATAGTAGGATGTTTTCCATCCATACTTGTATGTAGTTAAGAAATCATTTGCCATAATAGAAACTGGAACTTCGTTGTCAGGATAATTTTCAGGGTTGTAAGACCAGTTTCCAGAAATTGCTTGATCAAAGAACTTTTGCATCATAGCAACAATATTAATATAACCACGATTGGACTCCATATCCCAAAGAAGCGTATAATTGTTCTTAAGAGATTGATATTGAGGAACAATCTGCTTGAGTGGTCCTTTCTTGGATTTCTTAATGGACAAGTATCCCCTAGGAGGCTCGATTCCATTGGTGGCATTTGACACAACGGAACTGCTCTCTGAAGGCATTTGTGCGGACAGTGTTGAGTGCCTGAGACCGTGAGCCAAGATGGATGCTCTAAGATTTTCCCAATCATGCTGAAGTTTAATGGATGAGATTTCGTCTACTTCTTTTTTGTATGTATCGATTGGTAAAATTCCATCAGAATACTTAGTACGACCAAAATATTCACAATACCCCTTTTCTTTAGCAAGTTGATTAGATGCCTTCAGAAGATAATATTGGAAACTTTCAGAAAGACCATGAACAGCGTCCCACGCTTCCTGGGAATCATAATTAAACCCAAGTTTTGCCAAATAGTGAGCAAGACCAATAAACCCTACTCCAAGAGAACGACGTGCCTTCGTGGCGATTTCTGCCGCCAGTACGGGGTATTTCTGATAATCAATCAACTCTTCCAATCCACGAACAGAAAGTTCGCAAAGTTCTTCAAGTTCCTCATCAGACTTCACTTTACCGACATTAATTGCAGAGAGAATGCAGAGAGCAATCTCTCCCATATTATCATCAATGTGTTGAATAGGATCTGTTGGAAGCGTAATCTCCTGACAAAGATTACTCATATTCACTTTGTCCTTAAAGGAAGAGTGAGAATTGCAGTGATCAATATTCATCAAGTAGATACGACCCGTTTCCGCACGTTCCTTAAGGAGGTTGAGAATGAGTTCCTGTGCTTTAACAGTTTTTTTCTTAACGGTCGGATCTTTCTCATATGAAACATAGAGATTGTCAAACTCAGGGAATCCAAAAGAATCATACAATCCAGGTACATCATGTGGGGAGAAAAGCGTGATCTCACCATCCTGAATGAACCTCTCATAGAAGAGTTTGCTGATTTGAATGCTGTAATCAAGTTTGCGAACACGATTATCCTCCGTACCCTTATTATTTTTGAGGACAATAATGTCTTCTATTTCTTGGTGCCAGATTGGGAAGTGGACTGTCGCGGATCCACCTCGTATGCCATTTTGCGTGCAACATCTGACAGTTGCTTCAAACTTCTTGAGAAATGGTACAACACCCGTGTGTTGAACTTCTCCACCTCTGATTTTGCTGTTGATGCTACGGATTCTACCAGCGTTGATGCCGATTCCCGCCCTCTGTGCAACGTATCTGCCAATAGCCATATCACTACTAAAGATACTATCGAGGGTGTCATCAACGTCAACAAGGACACAGCTAGCAAATTGTCTAAGCGGAGTTCGCACTCCCGCCATGATTGGTGTTGGGATGTTGATTTTGTGTTTGGAGATTGCGTCATAATACCTCTT